GCACACCTTCGCGAACGCGATCACCTCGGCGGCCGCCTCGTCGCCGTGCGGTGCGAGCTCGACCGTGATCTTGAGCATCAGACCTCCGCCACCATGAGAACGGGCGCCCCGTAGTTCGTGTTCGCGCCGATGCCGGTCGTGAGCGTGCGGATGCGGTAGCCGGGCGGGAGCACGAGCCCTTGCGGGAGCGGCCCGGTGTTGGCGACCGAGGCGGCCGAGCCGACCGCCGGGAGGCCCGGCGCCCACGTGTGCTGCGTCGTGGTCGCCGCGCTCATCGCCGCCGTGCCCGAGAACCCCCGGAACAGGACGTTGGTCCCGTCGTCGATCACGAGCGACGGCCACGGCGTCTGCGTCGCGCCCTGGGCGCACTCGACCGACACGGAGTAGAGCAACCACGGCCGGCCGTCATCGCCGCCCACCGTCGTCGTGATGGTGAGCCCCGTCACGCCGCCCGTGACCGTGAGCGCCCCCATGTTGCGACCGGACGTCAATTGCCCGGCGAACGTGCACGTGATCGTCGAGGCGAGCGGGCCGCCGGTGCACGTGACGCCGTCGGGCCCGATGACCGAGAACGCCCGGAGGTACGCCTGTACCGCCGCGGCGGTAGCGTCGACCGCGAGCGTGGCCGGGCCCGACTCGCCTTGGATCGACAGCCCGAACACGTCCGAGGGCGTGCCGGTGATCGTCTGCACCTCGTTCGTCGCGCCGGGCACGGTGTCCGAACACTCCGTGTTCGCGGCCGGGTTCGTCCCGAGGATCGTGCGCGGCCCGGCCGGCATCTACGCGCCCCGCTTCTCGCCCGGCGCCGCCGTGGCCTGCTCGACCGCGGGCCGGTCGAAGTCCTCGGCCGGCTCGAACCACACGGGCACGGCCTTCGCGACCGGGTGATCCGAGCGGATGAGCTCGCCCTGTCGGATCGAGTACGACTCCATCGTTTTCGGGTCCTGCCAGGCGCCCGACGTGATCGCCCGCAGGAGCGTCCCCGTCGGTTTCTTGGCTGCCGGCATCTCGCCTCCCGCTCCCCGGCGGGCCGAGGGGCGCCGTGACACCCCTCGGCCCATCCGGCCTGTTACGTCTGCAAGGTGCGGAACGCGGCCGCGTTGACGACCTCCGCACCGTTGCGCCAGAAGAAGTAGAGCCCACGCTGGCCGGTCGGCCGGTGGTTGGTCCCCACGAGGTGCGGGATCAGGTCTGCGCTCATGCCGACCCGGTCCACGATGATGAAGTACCGGAAGTCGCCCGCGACCATGATCTCCGACCCGGTCGTGAGCACCGCGTCCATCGCCGACACCTCGAACGCCGGGTAGCCGAGCACCCGCTGGCCGATCGCGCCCGGCGTCGGGACCTGATTCGCGAGCCCCGGCTGCAACCCCTCGAGCCACACGCCCGAGCCGCCGGCCGTGTCGAACTGCCGCACCTTGTTGTAGATGAAGCGGTTCGCGACGATCGACGCCCTCGAGCGGAACCTGGGCGGGAGCGCCTCCTCGAGCTTGTACAGGTCGCCGATCACGAACGCCCCGGTGGTCGCCGTGGCGACCGTGGTCGAGGCGCCGACGATCAGACCCGTCGGCTCGTTCGTCCCGGTCCCGAGCGTGAACTTGGTCGCCTCGAGGTCGTCCTTGGCGTCACCGACCTCACGCGTCATCTCGGCCTCGATCGAGCCCCAATCCTGGCCGACCTCGATCGAGAACGGCACGAACGCCTGAGCGCGCACCGCCGGGATCACCGGTTGGGTCAGCGTCGGCGTGTTGTCCGACGCCTCGGTGCCCTCCGCGGCGTACGCGGCCGTGATGCCGGCCGACGTCGCCCCGCGCCACTCGTTGACGGTCGTCTGGACGACCCGCGAGATGGTGCGGTAGGGGTTCACCGACCCGTTCGAGATGGGGATGATCGTCGGGTCGAGCTGATACGGCACCGGCAGGCCGGTCGAGCCGAGGGTGAACGCACGCTCTGCCACCTGTCGCGCCTGTTCCACCGCGAGCGACTCCTGCGGCGAGAACATGGCCGGCGCCGGCGAGCTCATCGCGAACTTGCCGAACGCCCGGCGGTAGCTCGGCGAGCCCACCGCCAGCATGTAGCGGGCGAACGCGCCGGCGGCCCCGTCGTTGTCCTCGTCGCCCCGCTCGAGCTTGAGCAGCGTTTGCTCGGCGAGCTCGCGCTGGCGGTCGGCGTCGAAGCCGGCCCGCTCGGGGAACGCCGTCACCTCGATCGAGCGCCGCGCACCGTCCAGCAACATCCGCGCCTCTTGGCCCGGCGTCGAGGCCGTTGCGCGGTACGCGGCCAGGTCGTGCGGGTCGTCGGGCCCGCGCCGCGTCCCCGGCGGCGTGGAACCGCCGCGCACCGGCGTCGGCTCGGTGATCACGGCCTGGCGCTTGGCCTGCGCCTCGATCACGGCCTGGCGCTCGGCCAGGTGCGTGAGCCGCTCGAGGATCGCCTTGTGCTCGGCGCCGAGCTCGTCCCACTCCGCCCGGACCTCGGGCGTGAACTCGCGGGCGCCGTGCTCGGCGTTGAGGTACTCGCGCCGCGTCTCGATCTCGCCCTTGCGGGCGGTCAGGAGCTCCACGGAGTCGAATCGGTCGATGTCGTACATGCTTCCCCCCTTGCGCTGCTCTTCCGGTTCCGTGGTCCGCTCCGAGGTGGCTCCTGCCGGCGTCGGAGTGTTGCGAAGCGTGACGGTGTTCGTCGTGTTCGTGATGGGCGCCGCCGCGGTGTTGCTCGAGCTCGCCACGGTCACGGTCGGCGACACGGAGGCGAAGCCCACGTTGAAGCTCTTGGATGCGCGCACGGTGTCGATCAGGCCGGCCAGGCGCGCCGGGTTCTCGGTGAACTGCTCGAACACGACCTCGTCGGTGATCGAGCGCACGCCAGCGGTCGCGTCGGCGTAGGCCGGGAACGTCACGGGGCCGAATTCAAACACCTCGGCCTCTTTGACGGTCCGCTCGGGCAACCCCTCCGGGTTGTAGTCGGACGGTTCGGGACGCTCGTCGACGAGCTCGCGGTGCACGGCGAAGCGCATCGACGCCCCGTACAGGCCCGCCTCGAGCCCGGGCACGAGCTCGCGGTTGTACGCGGTGTCGAGCAGCGGTACGGCGTAGAACGCGCCGACCTCATCCTCGCGGAGCTCGTCGATCGGACCGAGCACCTTGTCGCCGAGCGACGGGTCGTGGCCGTGGTTGAACGTCACCCGCATCTGATCGCGCCGCTCGCGGAACGTCTTCTTGAACGCGCCGGGGGCGAACTGCTCCATGAACCGCCCCTCGAACACCGAGTCGATCCGGGCCCACGTGTTGAACACGGCGAAGCGTCCCGTCATCGTCGGCATCCCCGAGGCGTCGCCAGCGGCATCCTCGGCGTGTCGGAGCTCGATCGAGCCCCGACCCATCATCCGCACGAGGTTCTCACGCGGCAGTCGCGGAGTATCCATCTGCGCCGATTCTCCGGGTCGCGTCACGCCGAACCGTTGCCCTTGTCGGCAAGATGCGGCGCGACGAGCTTCGCGATCGCCCGAGCGGCCTCGTCAGCGGGCGCCGGCGTCGAGCCGGCCGGGTTCAATTGCACCGAGAATAGCCCCGAGTGCTCGAGCAGCGTGAGGTCGCCACCGACCACCGCGGCCACGACCGAATCCGCGGTGTAGCCGGCGGTCACGAGCGACGCGATCGCCTGCGCTTGCACCGCTTGGATGTCGGCCTCGTCCTTCTCATCCTCTTGCAAGAACGCGATGTCGCGGGCGTCGTACCACAACCGCGCATCGGCGGGCACGTCGATGATCGTCGCGAGCGCCCCGCACGCCTGCCGCCACAGCGGGCGCATGGTCCCGTCGGCGAAACGCCGGCGGGCCTGCCCGTAGTTCGAGTACGTCGCGGCCTGCAACCCCTCCGACAGGCCGACGATCACCGGCGGAACGCCCGCGGCCGCCGCGATCCTCGTCTCGCCGGCGCCCTGGGTCTGTTTGAATTCCATCTGTTGCATCGTCGAGCCGAGCACCTTGAGGTCGGCGCCGCCACCGAGGAACACCGTCTTGTACGCGTTGGTCACGCCCTGGTGCTCTTCGTTGAACTTGTCCTTGAAGTACTCGAACATCTCCTTGGTCACGGTCGGATCGAGCACGATCGCCTGATTCACGGTCGCGCCGTTGGCGAAGAACGCCCGCTTATGCTCGGTCGCCGCGGAGTCGGCCTCCGTCTCGGTGATCACGGCTTGGAGCCACGACATCCCGCGGAACGGCGACACCGGGTCAGGGATCGGCGCGTAGTGCGCGACCGTCTCGGCGAGCAGCGCGATCGGCTCACGCCCACCGCTCGGGCCGCCCGGCTGATACACGTAGCCGATCACCTCGGTGTCGAGGTCCCACACCTGGGCGTTCGCGTTGCGCGAGCCGACGACGATCGTCACCCAATCCGGCCGCAGGCGCTCGAGCCGCGAGCCGTTGCGGCGGATGAACGCGTTGCCGGCGATCGAGCCATCCTGTTCCATCCGGGTGAGCAGGTCGCCGGTGGTCCCGCCCCGCCACGGCGTCTCGAGCGGGTCGAGCGCGGGCGTACCGAACAGGTCCCCGGGCCGGCCCGCCCTGATCCGCTGGAACTGGAACCGCGCCTCGGAGAAGAGCAATTGTCGCACGAGGATGCACGCGAAGATGACGCCGTTGTTCTTGTACGCCGCGTGCACGAGCCCGGCGAAGTTTCCCTCGATCCGCTCGTCGGAGCCGGTGAGCGTCTGTCGAGGCGCCGCGGCGTAGCCGTTGCCGCCATACACGAGTAGGTCCGCCATCCAATCGGCGAACGAGTACCGCTCTTCGAGGTGTTCACGCGGTGCGCGGCGGAACAAGGCCACGACCCGATGATGCGTGCGAGGTCACGAGGTGCCGGCGCTCTTGGGCGCTGCCCCACCCCGCGAGCACGCCGGCGGCGCGGAGCTATTGAACGCCTGGGAACACCGAGTCTAGACGAACGCGACGAGCGGCATCGTCGGGCGCTCGTTCGAGCTCGCCATGTACGCCGCCATCGTGAGCGCGATCAACGCGTCGATCGGTCGCTTCGACCGCGGGTCTTTCTGCAACCGCCATCCGCGCTCGGTTTCCTTGGTCACGCCGGCGAGCACCTGGGCCCGGAGCACCGGGTCCCCGTCGTGAGCCAACCCCTCCGTCTCGATCAGCCGATACAGCGCCGCGCTCGCGATCGACATCCGCTCGGGCGACTGCGGGAATTCGACCATCTCCAACCCCTCGTCGCCCAGGAGCTCGGCGGAGCGCCGGAACGACCATGGGTCATAGGCCACGCCGTGCACCGTGTAGCGGCCGGCGAGCTCGCGCAGCGTCGCCTCGACGCGGGCGATCGCCAACCCGGTGTCGCCCGGCGCCAGGATCACGGCCGCGGTGCCGATCCGGCCGTCGGAGCGCGCCTCGGGCAGGCCGGCGACCACGATCGCGGTCGTGTCGTGGCGAACCCCCAGGTCGACCGCGAGCCACACGGGCGAGCCCTCGGCGACCGCCGGCGCCTCGACGCCGAGGCGATCCCACGCCCGCGGGTCGATCCACGGTTCCTCGCCCTCGGTCCACACGCCGCAGGCGAACCGGAGCCATTGCCACGGCGTCGTCGAGGGCGAGTCGTGCCGAGCTCGGAGCCGGCGCACCGTCTGCCACGACGCGGGGTTGGCGCGCTTGACGAGCGCCAGGTCGTGCGGGTCGTCGTCGGGCGCGAGCGCCCATTCGTGAAGCACGAACGTCCCGTCATCGCTCACGGCGTGGGTCCACTTGGCGCGCTCGTCACGCTCGAATCGGCGCAGGCGATGCGCCGAGGTGCGGAGCACCCCGAGCGGCGAGTCGAGCGTGGCGCCGGCGGTGCTGATCGTGAGCATCTGCCCGTCACGCGGGCCCAGGCCGTCGCGGAACACGCCGTAGAGCTCGGCGCTCGGGTGCCGGTGAAGCTCATCGACGAGCGCCAACGTTGGGATCACGCCGTCGGCGGTGTTCGCGTCGGCGGCCAGAACCCGCAGGCGGGCCGCCGGGTTCGCCCGGAGCCTGATCTGGCGGTAGCCGCCCTTCACGTCGAACAGGTG